GCCACCATTCAATCCCATAACCATCTCGAATTTTTTCTTCAATTCGTCATAAGATTTAAAGTGTTTCTCATCCAAGAATTGCGTCAAAGAATGTTGCTTGTTCCAAATTGCTTCGATTGCATCATCGCTATCTGAAATAGAGCTAATGCTATCGAATTCAGATTTATCGTAATTGCGATAACCTTCGACATTGCGAATCTTCAATTTGAAGTTTGCGCCTTCCCAGAAATCAAACGGGTTGATTGGTTTTTCATCTTCGAACTGTGGTTCAGCAACGTCTTTAATTTTATCAAAGATTTTCTTGCCGAATTTATAAAGGAATACTTTACCTTCGTTCTCAGGGTGAGCTGGGTCTTTAACAATTAAAATATTAGTAATGTAACTTAGCTTGCGCTTTTGTTGACGAGCAATTTCTTTATTTGCCTCAGAGCCAGAGTTCCATAGTTCTGTGTTATATTCAGAAACAGGATCTGCTTTGCCTAAGGTTGTAAGAGAATTCTCGATATACCACTTGCCACTTGGGCCTTTGAATCCATGATTCCAAACTCGAACCCAAGGAAGTTCTTCACCTTTAGGAGGTGCAAGGAAACGAATAACAGCGTAGCCGTTACCTGCCTTGTCGACTTCTGGTTGCCAGTAGCGATCATCTGCGCCACGTGATTCGGATTGGGGATTGGCGATCTTTTCTACCTCTTTCATTAAAGAGTCGAATCCGCCGCGGGATTTTCTAAGATCAGATAGTGATGTAAATGCCATGATTTGCCTTTCGTATTAACGGTGTATAAAAAGTATGTTTTGTATTAACGTCGTTTGATTTTGAGTACTGTCGAATAATCATAATCTAACTCTCCATTGTCATCATCAATTTTTTTAGATGATGCAATATTATATATAAGATTCTTATGCTTGTCTATAGCACTTTTCTTCTTAATTGTCCGAAATTTTTTCTCTCGGTCCAAATCTATATTTCTTTTCTTAATGCTCATATTAAATTTTAAATAAACTCCTAAAAATTATTCATCCTTATCAGATATAGTAATAAAAGGCCATGTAGCAACCTTCTTTGTTAGATCTGATTGAGTATAAGCTAATTTCATAAGATAACGTTGTGTTTCCTTAAGTGACATTATCGTTTGTTCTAATAGATGTCTAGTTATATCTAGTTCTTTTTCTAGATTGTTAATCTTCTGAGCTGTCACGTCCAACTCTTCGTCTAAGAATTCCATTATACTTTTCCTTGTCAAATTGTAAAAATGGTTTGTACTTTCTTATCAATCTGGAAATATCCGGCCACATAATATCGGTGTTAAGATGCGTATCAAATTTATCTAAAAAAGGATTTATCTTTTCTAGAATAACGAGCGTTTCTAAGGTTATGGTTTTCCTTAAAAATGCTTTAATTATATATGGATGTTGATTTTTAGAAATCTCAAAAGCGTAATCAAAAGTTTTATTATTAGATTCCAGTTCTTCCATAATTGCTTCTAGATCGTTGCTGAAAATATAGGATAGACTCTGTACTCGTTTCTGCCATTCCGTATAGCGCTCGCTGGCTTCGGAATCAAATAAACCACCCCAGCGATCTCCAGAAGTAAAGTTGGCAACTAGGAAATTTGCCACTTCTTCGTCTGAATAAGTTTTAGAAACTTTTCTAATTGAGAATATATCTTTACGTTTAGCAAACGCTTGTCGGCTTGCTCTTACTCGGCCTTTTTGTTTAATTACATCGTAGTTATCTGTCGTGAAATGTAATTTAAGAGCCAGGTACATTTTGTATACTGAATATTCGTCCATAATCACAGTGGTAATTTTCCCCTCTTTTTAAAGTAGTTACCTTCTTCTGCTTCTAATTGCACTCTATCCTTTAATGATTGATTAATCAATTTAGATATAGATTCAACATCAATGTCAACTTCTCCGCAGTATTGTATAATTGCATCCATGTAGCCTATACTTTCTTTAGCTACTCGTTCCTCAATGTAAAGAGAAAATTCATTAGGGGATCTAAATTTTTTGGTTATTACTAAACTATCGGTTAAGATATATGGTTCTAATTCGTTATTCATGTTTTTCCTGGAATAAGACATCGTTCATAAATTGAGTAAAGACATCTTTATTCACGCCAAAGTTTACCATCATAGCTGGTGTATGAGGATTCATTTTTTGATATTTACAATAATGATTATGTTGTTCTTTATAATCTTTATCTGCATACCCAACACCTATATTATAAATGTATAATTGCAGATTGTCAATAACTGTTTTTGTTAGTTGATCAAATTCTTCTTGTGTTTGAATATTACCAACTGCCAACATTTGTGGACTGAATATTTGTTTTGCCCAATCAGGCAATTCTCTAGGTTTAGACCAATTCAACCCTTCCATTCTATTTAGATATGTTTTGTACAAATAACAATCATCTACTTTTGAGAAATCATGAAATGCACCAGTAATTTTATTCTTACCGCAAACAATATCGAAACCAAATATAGGCGACGGGTCGTTGTAATGCGGGAATATACACATATGCATAACCCACATCTTTTTACTTTCAGTTGCGTCTACAATTTCAATATGAGCCCGTCTAAAATTTTTACTGGTCCAAACGTAATTTTCCCATCTAAAATTTTTATCTATATGATGATATTTGTCATCAATATCTTCTCTATCATATTGTTTAAAGCTATCAATTAGCTTATTGGCAAAATTATTTGCCTGTGGCCAAATTTCAATCATTATAATCTTTTAGCATATCTATATTATAGTCAAAAGCCACATTAGCTTCATCTGCAAGTGATATATCAAGCTTAGATCTAACACCTTGCACAAGTGATGGTATATTATTAAACTTATACATATGGTTGCTACCGGGTAATAACTTCGCCAGCATCTGTCCGCCGAATAGATCGCCCATATGTCTAACATAAACATGGGCCATAAGCTTTTGCTTATCGGTCTTAATGCTATTAAGATAATCCAAGTAATTAATAGTTGATCTGTTTAGATGTCCACTAGGAGCATCTCCTAATAGTTCTACCCAATCTAATTCAATCATTCTTGATCTTTTTATATCTTCAATGCCCTCAAATAAATTCAAATCATCTGCATAATTCTCTAAAGTTTGATATATTAATAATAATTGATATAGATAATCTGTATATTTTGCCTCGTCCACATTGCCGGCAAAAATTGTTTTTAGAAAAGGTTGTGATTCCGCTTCTCTATGTTTGTCTGCGGTTAATTCTTTTAGTGTAGTCATAATAATTACATTCTCATATTTGCAGGTAGACCTAAGTGTGGTCTTTTGTCAAATTTATAATCTCTATATTTGCCCCTTTTGTCGACATAATGTAGGAATGCTTGTGTTTGTCGCTGACCTTTATAAGCATCTCTCCAATGATTCAATGTATCGCCTTTATATACAATTAAGTCGCCAGGATATAATTCAACTGCTTTATGCTCGCCCTGTAAATTCTCAAACCAAATTTCCCATGGTTTTTCATCTATCGTAATATTAATTGTTGCTGAAAATTCACAACTTGGTCTATCTTTATGTATCGCCATTGTTGCTTCGTTATAATAAATCCTCGCATATGTATATGTCGGATACAAAGATTTGCCTGTAATCTTTTCCATCAACGGTTGCATCTGTAAAGCTAAAGATTCAAAGCATAGTGCCCCGTAATGAGCAAAACTATTTGTGACTTGACTATCACCAAACATAAATTTGTTTTCTTCGCTTTGTCCGCCCTGTAAATAAATTAGCTGCTTTAATAATTCAAATTCTGTATCCAAATGCTGACACAAATCTTTAGATAAAGCTCCTCGAACAACCTCATATAAATCGTCTTTGAACATTTTATATACCTTTCTGCCTTTTATATTCCAATCTAAGTGTTTTAAATTCTTCAATCCAATCATTTCTTTTTTCATTAAAGACCAATGGCTTCTCATCATCTACTGCCATCAAAATGACTAATCTTGGTACAGGAATTCCTGTAAGTTCTTCAAAAGCAACAGCGTATGCAGAACATTGAATAAAATAATCGTGGATATCATCTCGGTGCTTTATTCTCTTAGATGATTTAAAATCTATTACTGATAACTTACCCTTATACCTAGCAATACAGTCTACAGTTCCTGCAACTTGTAAATGGTCAGAATATAAAGGTTGTTCTAAAGCATAGATATCATCTATGTCATCTAAAAGAGGTCTCATCGAATTCCACATTTCGGCGTCAAACAACTGAACGGAAACTTCCTCGTTAAGAAGATACTTTTCACAAAGTGTATGAATTCGCGTGCCTCGTTTAGCAGCTTTACTTGATATTTTATTTGCTTCTTCGTCGCCTACTCTTTTGCGCCACTCGTTGATTATATCTTTTTTAAGTAATCCTGTGACAGTAGTGACCGATGGATATTTCTTACCCGAAGGAGTAGCATATACTCTGGAGCCATCGCTATTAGTTACACGTTGGAGTTTAGGTAGCTCCAACGGTATGTGATTAAACATTATACAAATCTAGTTAAGTTTGGAGGTGTCCAGCCTTCAGGTTTTAAAATTTTGCCATCCTCGCGACGGATGACTTTGCCTGTTTTAGAATCAATTTTACTTAGATTACTATCGGCAACTTCTTTCCATGCACCTCTAATATCATAACCCTTCATATGGCAATATCCAAGTATTACCCAGATCATATCCATACAAGCATCAAGTTGTTCGACTTCATCTCGCATTACTACAGCATGACAAAATTCGTCATATTCTTCAGCGATTAATCCACGATATAAATGTACGTTCTCGGCGCCTGGTTTTTGTTCGCAAGCGTCGAGAAATATTTTCACATCAAGTTCCATAGTCATAATATAATTTTCCTTTTAATCTGCGAGAACTTCTTTATTGTGTTCCCAGTGCTTTTTACGATCTTCTAAACCTATTGTACCACCATTGATCTTTTTTGTCAATAGAACAATGTCGTTTTTATCCGCGATATCGTTCAATTTATTTTTCTTCCAAAACCAACAAGCAGATTCAATAGCACCATCTATAGTTTCACAATATTCAATTGCATCTTCTAGGGAAAGACCAATAGAATTGGCAAAAGCTTGATAATTAAGCTTACCTGTTAATTGAATCGCCCCTCTGCCCCTGTGAGCATAACCGTCACCTGAAGACTCCGGTCCATTGCCCATTCTATTTGCATAGATTCTATTTGCAATTTTTTCGGGTTTACGTTCATATTCTTTTGCTAACGCCTCATTAGGAAAATATTTTTTAAACAATCCCATTAGGCCTTTAGCCCCATAATTTAAATTTTCCTTTAAAACTGTGAAGTCTAAAGATTCATGGCCACATTGTGCCAAAAATGCAGCAACCCTATCAACAGTGGTTATCTCATATTTTGGCAATACTGTGCTAAATGCTTCAAATAAAGCAGGGGTATTTTTATTTCTAGATAAACATTTTTTTAATTTTTCTTCTGTGAATTCGAATTCAAAACTCATAGGTACTCCTTATTATAGTTATTAACCCATTTCATACTGGGTTTCGTATTTTAACCTTGCTAATATATATTCCTTAACTATAGCAGATCTAACTATATCATCAACTCCAAACTCAAATGTTTTGAAATTAGGCATCATATCTGCGATTGTTATAAATTTCTTTAGTCCCGACATATCTCCCTTTTTGTACAAATCTGTTTGTCTGAAATCTCCGCAGAATATGATCTTTGATCTATGTCCAATACGAGTCATTATGGAATTCAATTCCATATCTGTCATATTCTGACATTCATCTACAATAATAATAGAGTTGCTAAGAGTAATACCTCTAACAAAAGATGTTATCATAAACTGTGTTGCTTTTTGTTCAACTAGTCTTTGATATGCATCTGGTCTATCAAATAGATCTTTACAAATTTCTACATAGGGTTCTGTATAAACTTCTGTCTTTTCTTTTTCATCTCCCGGTAAATGTCCGATATCCCTGCTAGGTACTGCCGACCTAACTATAACTACTTTCTGATATTGATTTGTCTTGTCTAAAACTTCTTCTAAAGCGTGATAAAGAGCAATGTATGTTTTACCTGTTCCAGCAACGCCGTGCAATAACATAATTTTTGATTTATCATAAGAATCAAAAAACCCTTTCTGATTGTCTGTTAATGGCTTGATAGTTTTCATATCATCTAAACTTAATTTCAACTTATTATTTGTTAATGTAAGTTGAGGTGTTTGATTAGATTGGATCTGAAGATTGGTTTTAGTTTTTGCCATGAGCTTCCTCTTTGGATAGTAAGAGAGGAGGCAACACGTTTAAGTATTGACCTCCTCGGGTGATAATAGACAAACTACCATGATTTATTTCCTACTCAATTTATCCTTAAGATTGGCTAGACGACCATTGTTTGAGCCAATCTTAGATAAAACTTCTCTGAACCCATTATCCACTGTCCTAATGCCTAAACGGACAGGGTCACCAAAGCCTGGCATAGCTGTGTGGTGGTGTTCATATTTTTTTGAATGACAAGAAGGACATTCTTGATTATCCTTCTCTGCTATACGGCAACTTACTGAGAACACATCTGCGCACTCAGAACACTTGAAATCGTAAAAAGGCATTAATTAACTCCTATACCATTATATATTACAATGGCTTTTTAGATTGAACAGTATTTAAAATATTATCCAATGATTCGGCAAACGTGTATTTAGGAGTCCAATTTAAATCATTGCCGATAGCATTGATACTTGGAACTCTATTAGATACATCCTGATATCCCGCACCATAGAAGTCGCCGCTAGATTTAACTTTAATCTCGACATTGTCTACCATTTTACGTTCTTTTAATTTAACAATCAATTGTTCTGATACTTCACGAACTGATAAATTGTTCCAAGGATTTCCTACATTATAGATTTTGCCTTGTGCGATATCTTCATGTAAAAGAATTTCTTTAAGTGCAGCTACACCATCTCGTACATCCGTAAAGCATCGTTTCTGATGACCGCCGTCGACTAAAGTAACTTCACCTCGTTGTAAAGCATCACCCATTAATTGGGTAATAAGTCGAGAAGATCCTTCAGATGTTGCGTCTAAAGAATCAAGATATGGGCCTAACCAATTGAAGGGGCGGAACAATGTAAATCGCATTCCTTCTTTTTGATCCAACGCAAAAATAACACGATCTAATAATTGTTTAGAACAGGCATAGATCCATCGGGAATATTTAATTGGACCATATACTAAGTCTGTGGTTTCTTCGTCGAATGGCGCTTCGCCTTTGCCATATACTTCAGATGTAGATGGGAAGATAACTCGCTTGCCTAATTTTTGTGCTAATTTAATTACTCGAAGATTCTCTTCAAAGTCTAATTCAAAAACTCGTAGTGGTTGCTCAACATATAGTTTAGGAGTTGCGATAGCAACGAAAGGAAGTAGAACATCACACTCCGCAATTAGTTCATCTATTTTGTTACGTTCTTTAATAACATCCAATTGATGAAAAACGTGTCTGCTATCTTTAGGTAGCATATGTGTACGATTATTATATAAATCCACACTGACAATTTTTGCATTATCGAATCTGCTATCTTCTAGAATCGATTCACTTAGGTGATATCCAATAAAGCCATCACCGCCTAAAATTAAAATATTCATTATATCCTCTCAAGTCGTATTTTACTATTTTTTTCTAAAACATTATATATCATCTTACCTAAATTATCTTCAGAATAAGATGTCATAATAATTTTTTGTTTGGAATCTTTTTGTTTCATTACTACGTTATTATATGCACCTATTTTAAAGGTGGCATCATAAAGACGAGATTGAATTTGTATTTTTAAAATCCTATAAGGACTTTCAACTATACTGTAATTAGATATATCATCTATATCATAACTACCAAAATTATTGTTGTATATTTCTGTTTGTTTCTTTCTTAAATATCCATCTAGCGATGATACATGATATAAAAATTCAGAAACATTATCGTTTTCAATTTTCCAGGTGTAGGTACATTTATATACTTGATTAACATCCTGAGAACTCATGAAAAGATCAAATATGGAGGAATATCTATGTTGCGATAATACATAGGAAGGAATATTACCTACCACTTGTGTTGCTTCTTTTCTTTCTTCAGCATTGGAGAATCCCTTCTCTACAAATATCTTAGTTGGACGTAAATCTAAACAATGTTTTAGATCGCTAAGATGAGATTGTGTTGCTGAGGCAATAAAGACAGGCATATCCCGATAAGAAGCATTTTTTACTTCATCTCGGGATATTACTTCTGGTGATATTCTGCTACCTACGTAAATGGGAGTAACTTTTAGTGCATTTAATTTTGAACCAATAAGTTGCGCCCATTTACCAGTACCATAGATTATTGCATACAGATTATTTCTCCAGTATGGCCACGTTCTACTAATTTTGCTTTAATGTCATCAAAAACATTCCAAGCAGTTACTACAACCAACGCATCTTTAGGCATTGTTTCTGGATGTTTAATTAAAACATCTGTACCTGGGAAATAATAACCCTGTTTCAGTTCATTGTCATCGACAACAC